AGTGACGTACTCATCAGTTTCTTCACACCGGGGGGGATGCTTGCCTATTTTCTGGGTATCGGTACGGCGACTAGCTGGCATTATTGCAAGCACAAGATACGGGGCGAGCGGTGGAGGTTTAACTGGACGTCGTTGGGCTTCATCGTGGCTGTGTCCGCTATGGTGTTCATCGGGCTGCAAAACACCCAGCTCGCGACCGAGGTGCAGAACTGCCAGCGGGAGTTCAACTCGGCGTTGGTGAACCGGGCGAGGATAGCTGAGGAGAATGACCGGCTGTCTCAGGACCAGCGGTACTGGCTGAGCAAGTCCGACGAGGCTGTTGGGGATCTGATAGCGAGAGCAACGTCCCCGATCGACCCGAAGATCGCCGCTATGGCCCCTGATGATCCGCGCCGCCGGGCGTGGGAGTCGGGCCTGGTGATGACCTACAACATCCGCACCAATAAGTACCGGGCCGAGATTCAAAAGATCGAGGATCAGCAGGAAGAGCTGAAGATCGACCGGCAGAATCATCCGCTGCCCGAGATCACCTGCGGGGCCGACACTAAATAAAGGAGTCCGGGGTGAGCAATATTGAACTTGCCCCGGCTCCCCCGCATATCACCGGGCCGACGTGGCAGCGGACAGTCGGCGGAGGATGGCATCTCCCGGAGAAATCTCTGGGTTGGAACATCCTAGACTGGCTCGCTAAGTACGTCAACACCCCCGGCGGGGATGATGCTGGTTCGTCGTTTATGCCGACGCTGGAGCAGGCACGGTTTCTGCTCTGGTGGTATGCTGTCGACCTCGAAGGCCGGTTCGTCTACCGCGAAGGCGTGTTCCGCCGGATGAAGGGGGCGGGCAAAGATCCTGTAGCTGCTGCTATAGCGTTGGCCGAGCTGTGCGGGCCGGTGGTGTTTTCGCATTTCGACTTTAACGGCGATCCGGTCGGTAAGCCGCGTCACGCGGCGTGGATTCAGATCGCAGCCGTTTCGCAAGAGCAGACGAAGAACACGTTTCGGTTGTTTCCGGTGATGATCTCGAAGTTGATGAAGGCGGAGTATGCGCTGGAGATCAACAAGTTCATCATCTATTCGGGTGCGGGCGGTCAGATCGAGGCGGTGACGTCGTCGCCTGCGTCGATGGAAGGTAACCGCCCTACGTTTGTGATCCGTAACGAGATCCAAGAGTGGGTTGAGACTAACGACGGTCACGATATGGCGCACGTCATTCACGGTAACGTGACGAAGATGGCGGGTGCTCGGATGCTGTCGATTTGTAACGCTCACATCCCTGGTAGGGATTCGGTTGCGGAGCGGGATTACGACCGCTGGCAGGCGGTCGCTGCCGGTCAGTCGGTTGACACGAAGATGTTGTATGACGCTTTGGAGGCCCCAGCTGATACTCCGGTGTCGGAGATCCCGTCGCAGAAAGAGAACCCGGAAGGGTTCGAGAAAGGGCTTCAGATGCTCCGCGAGGGGCTGACGGTCGCTCGCGGGGACTCGTACTGGCTGGACGTCGAAGAGATTATCTTGGCGGTTCTGGACCGGTCGAACCCGGTGTCTGAGTCTCGCCGCAAGTTTTTGAACCAAGTGAACGCCCACGAGGATTCGTGGATCGCGCCGGTCGAGTGGGATGCGTTGGCGTTGACAGAGCCGATCTTCAAACTGAAGAAAGGCGACCGGGTCACCCTCGGGTTTGACGGGTCTAAGTCGAATGACTGGACCGCTCTTGTGGCGTGCCGTGTCGATGACGGGTGTCTGTTTCCGCTGAAGGTGTGGAACCCCGACAACTACTTTAACGACGAGGTCCCCCGCGAGGACGTGGATGCCACGGTGCGGTCCGCGTTTGAGGCGTATGACGTTGTCGCGTTCCGCGCCGACGTAAAAGAGTTCGAGGCGTACGTAGACCAGTGGGGTCAGGACTTTAAGAAGCAGATCAAGGTGAACGCCTCCCCGGGTAATCCGGTGGCGTTCGATATGCGCGGGCAGTCGAAGCGGTTCGCGTTCGATTGCGAACGCTTCCTGGATGCGGTCTTGGAGCGTGAGGTGTATCACGACGGCAGCCCGATCCTACGTCAGCACATACTTAACGCCCGTAGACACCCGACGCAATACGACGCAATTTCAATCCGGAAGCAATCCAAAGATTCCAGTAAGAAGATCGACGCCGCAGTGTGTTGTGTACTCGCATATGGGGCTCGTCACGAGTTCCTTATGTCGAAGCGGAATAGATCAGGAAAGGTAACGGTGTTGCGTTGACAAGCCCGAACCCCGCCCCCAACGGCTACCTAACCTCGGGCCTCCCAGCGGACACCGTCGATGCGGCGCGTGACGATCTGTTGAACTTGTTCGAGGATAAGAGTACCCCGCTTAAGGACAACACCGCATATTACGAGGCGGAGCGCCGCCCGGATGCGATCGGTATCGCTGTTCCGCAGGCTATGCGGAAGCTGCTGGCGCACGTCGGCTATCCTCGGTTGTATATCGACTCTATGGCTGAGCGTCAGGAGTTGGAGGGGTTCCGTCTCGGCGGGGCCGACAAGGCCGACGACGAGCTGTGGGATTGGTGGCAGGCTAACGATCTGGATGTGGAGGCTACGCTTGGACATACTGACGCTTTCATCCACGGCAGATCGTATATCACAGTGGCTCAACCCGACCCGGATGTTGATCCGGGTGTGGACCCGGAAGTGCCGATTATCAGGGTTGAGCCGCCAACGAACCTGTATGCTGCGATAGATCCGCGTACCCGTAAGGTGACGCAGGCGATCCGCCCGATTTATGATGCGGACGGCAACTCGGTTATTCAGGCTACGCTGTATCTGCCGACTCAGACGGTGATCTGGAATAAAGAGCAGGGCCAGTGGGTGCTGCTTAAGGTTATACCGCACAACTTGGAGATGGTTCCGGTTATTCCGATCGCGAACCGGACGAAGTTGTCTGACTTGTATGGGTCGTCTTCGATCACGCCTGAGCTGCGGTCGGTGACCGATGCTGCCGGTCGGATCTTGATGGACATGCAAGGGACTGCTGAGTTGATGGCGGTTCCGCAGAGGCTTCTGTTTGGGGTTACCCCGCAGGAGCTGGGCGTGGACGCGGTAACCGGGTTGGCATCCTTCGATGCTTACATGGCCCGCATTCTGGCGTTCTCGGACCCTGACGGTAAGGCGCAGCAGTTTTTGGCTGCGGAGCTTCGCAACTTTGTGGACGCTTTGGATGCGCTCGATAAGAAGGCTGCCGCCTACACTGGTTTGCCCCCGCAGTATTTGTCGGCGCAGTCGGATAACCCGGCGTCGGCTGAGGCGATTAAAGCGTCTGAGTCTCGGCTGGTGAAGATGGTAGAGCGGAAGAACAAGATCTTCGGCGGGTCGTGGGAGCAGGCTATGCGGGTCGCTTATAAGGTGATGAAAGGCGGCGACGTGCCGCCCCAGTATTACCGGATGGAGTCTATCTGGCGTGACCCGTCGACCCCGACGTATGCGGCGAAAGCCGACGCGGCCTCGAAGTTGTACGCGAACGGTATGGGTTTGATCCCGAAGGAGCGTGGCCGGATCGACCTCGGCTACTCGGTGTCGGAGCGGGCTGAGATGGCGAAGTGGGATGAGCAAGAGAACCCGTTGGGCGCGCTAGGCCAGATTATGAGCCCGCCGCAGGGTAACTCTGCTAACCCGGCCAAAGTTAACGGTCAGGCCGCTAGCGCGGCTGATCCGTCTTCCCCGGTGACCAAGTGAGCCGCCGCGAACACATCATGGGGTTTATCGACTGGCTCGACCAGCGAGCCGAAGTAGGGCTTTTGGACCCTGCGATTATTTCTTCATTCCGTTCTCTGGCGGCTGTCTACCTCGATGATGAGTCTAGGCGTTTCGCGGAGAGGGTAGGCTGTGAACCCTGAACAGTACGCCGCGCAGCAGGCGATAATCTCGGCTGCTGTAGCTCGGTACGTGCTGACGTTCGCCAGGTTTTTTACCCGGCCTGCGTTGGCGTTCACGGAGTGGGTGAATCTGCTGACGATACTATTCCCGGAGATCCAGCGGCAGCGAGAGGAATCCGCTGCCCTGGCTCGGGAGTTTTATGACTCTCAACGGGACCTGTACCACCCGCAACTACCCCGTAACGATCGTCCCCTGGAGGGTACGGAGTTCCGGGTTTTCGTAGAGAACATGGAACCGGCACGCAAAAGGATGTCCCTGGAGGACTCCCCGAAAGACGCGGTGACCAGCCTAGCTCTGCGAGCGGTTCGCGAGGTGGAAAACGCAGGTCGTCAGCAGATCATCCACGCGGTAGCAAACGATCCCGAGGACAAAATCATTCGGGGTTGGACTCGTGTAGCCACCGGGCGCGAAACATGCGCCTGGTGTCTCATGTTGATCTCGCGTGGGCCCACCTACTCAAGCGCGGCCACCGCAGGGCTTGACCTAGACGACTCTGAGGCTTTGGCCGCTTTCCGTGATGCCCCTGACATCGAGACGTTCTTTACGAACATCGGCGATGAAGGGCTGATGGAGGAGTGGCACGACGGCTGCGACTGCAAGGTCGTGCCGGTGTTCAAGCGTGAGTCGTGGTTCGGTGAGGACGCCGCCAAGCAGGCTTTAGAGGTGTGGAAGTCAGCCACTAAAGAAGCCATCAGAGATGAAGATAAAGGAATCGTGAAGCGGTCCGGGCCTGATAAGGGTACGCCGTTGACGAGGAATGAACTCGCTATTAATGCACTTCGTCGCCGACTAGAGAGCGGCGACGTTTCAATGACCGGTTTCTCAGCGCTAGCTGCGTGACCTTAACTGAGCCCCGGATGGGCTCCTTGTATGCCCAGGAGGCGCATAGTAATGTCCGACGACCAGACTATCGAAACAACCGAAACAACGGTTACCGAAGTCAAGCCAGGCCCGGAGCCTGCCGAGACTTTCTCTAAGGAATATGTTCAGGAGCTTCGCAACGAAGCGGCTAAGTACCGCTCCAAAGTGAAGACTTCTGTCGAGGAAACCAAGGCAGCGATGCAAGCCGAGTTTGAGGCCAAGCTCGCCGCCAAGGATACCGAGTTGTCCGAAGTCACGTCCAACTTCAGTTCTAAAGAGCTGGAACTGGGCAAGCTGCGGATCGCTATGCGAACCTTAGACCAGGATACAGCGTCACGCGCCGAGAAGTTGGCCGAGCTGTTGAAAGGGGAGACCGAAGAGGATGTCACCGCGTCTGCCAAGTCGGCTTACGAACTGTTCGGCGGTTTCAAAACAGGGCCTGTTCCCGCCACCGACCCTTCGCAGGGTCGTGGCAGTGCCACCCTGCCGTTGAACGGTGACCCATTACTCGCCAGTCTTAAACGGATTGTCGGGGCGTAACCCCTCACATACTAGGAGTATGACATGGCATTCAGTGCCAATGACACCAAGCTGGCTCAGACCAGCGATACTATTTTCGCCGGTTATCTCGATCCGGAGATGGCTCAGGACTACTTCGCCGAGACCGAGAAGACCTCGGTCGTTCAGCAGCTCGCCCGTAAGGTCCCGATGGGTCCGACCGGCATCGTGATCCCCCACTGGAACGGCAACGTGTCCGCTTCGTGGGTGGGTGAGGCTCAGATGAAGCCTGTCACCAAGGGCTCTC